GAACCAAAAGAAAACAAAGCACAAAAAATATTTTTATCAATTTTAAAATAAGAGAGGAGCAACAAGATATGAAAAACAAAGATTTATTGGCTTTACAAAAAGCCGAAATTATGAACAAACTTAACCAGGCAATAAAAGACGGGAACGATGAAGCGTTCCAAGCAGCATTCACTGAATACACAGATATGCTGCAAGAGGCAGTTTTAGCTGAAGCTCAAGGCTATGTTCAGGCTTCAGACAACAACATATTAGCAGGAAGAGGCGCAAGAGTTTTGACCTCACAGGAAACAAAATACTACGAAAAAGTGATTGATGCAATGAAATCAAGCAATCCTCAACAAGCATTGACTTTGATTGATGAAACGCTTCCAACAACTGTTATTGATTCAATATTTGAGGATATTCAAGAGGCTCATCCGCTTTTAACTGAAATTAACTTCCAAAACACTGGAATTTTGACAGAAATCCTTATTTCTACCCAAGATGGAAGGCATTTAGCTACTTGGGGTAAGTTGTGCGATACAATCGTAAAAGAATTGACCGCTGGAACGGATGTTATTAATTTAGCACAAAACAAATTGTCAGCGTTTATTCCAATATGCAAGGCTATGCTTGAGATAGGTCCTACATGGATTGATAGATACGTTAGAACTATCCTTCTTGAAGCAATTTCTAACGGACTTGAAAAGGCAATCATCCTCGGTACTGGAGTTGATGAGCCTGTAGGTATGACAAAAGACCCTAACGGCAACTTTAACGCTGTTACTGGTTATCCTAACCTTGTAGCAGTACCGATGAATGAAATTAGCCCTGATACTTATGGTGGCATTTTAGCAGCCTTGGCAGTTGGTCCCACCGGATTATATAGAACTGTAAATGAAGTATTGTTTATCTGTAATCCAGTTGACTATTACACAAAAATTATGCCTGCTATTATGAAAATACAACCTGATGGAAGCTATGTTTCTCGATTCCCACATCCGACTAAGCTAATTCAATCCGTATATGTACCGGCTAACAAAGCTATAATCGGTCTTGGCAAGAGATATTTCTTTGGCTTAGGGACTGGGCAAGGTGGAAAAATTGAATACTCTGACCATTACAAATTCTTAGAGGACGATAGATATTATCTGACCAAGCTTTATGGAGACGGTAAGCCTTTAGATAGTGGTTCTTTCAAGGTTGTTGATATCACTAACCTTAGGCCAACAGCACCTATTGTGAGAGTTGCAGACTATATCGATGCAAGATTAGCTACACTTGCAATTACAGACGAATTGACTGCTGCTGTAAATATCGGTGTATTCAATGAAAATATACACGCATATAGCGGAGCAGTAGCTGACGCTTCAGCGGCTGGTGATAATAACGTAGCATCTATGACTTTAACAACTAAAGACCCGAATGCAGTTGTAGTAGTTAAAAATGGGGCAAATGTAGTCACTAAAGCTAATAACGCATATGCATTAACCTTGGCAGCTGGCGCGAATGTGATTACTATAACTTCTACTGTAGATTCTGTTGAACAAGAGGCATATGTAATAGTGCTGACCTATACGCCGATAGTATAATGAAGGCTATAGTATTAAGGCCTTTTGTTGATAAAAAAGAAGGTGTTACTCGCAAGCCGGGCGACACCTTCATTGTCTCAAAAGAGCGATATAAAAAATTAAATTCAACTTTTAAATTAGTTGAGGAGGTTGCCGAAGAAACCAAACCGACAGCAGCAAAAAGCACAGTAAAGAAAAGAGGTGCGAAGAAATGAATTTGTGGAATGTAAAAGTGATAGAGAATTCTATTCTATCCGGTAGAGCTTCCGGCGGAACTACTACCACTTTAGTTGATGATAAAAAAAATATGAGTACTGATTTATTTAAGGATAAGCTTATAAAAATTATAGTTGAAGGCATTGAATATGTGCGAAAAATAACATCTCATACTGTTGATACCTTTACCTTTGACGCGCTTGTTTCTGCTGTATCCGCAAAAGCGGTGATAGACAATACTACAGCGGGCGGTGGTAAAGTTACGATAACTGCGGACCCTGCCGGAGTATATGCAAATGATTACAAGGTAGTAACTATTAAAGGTGAGGGAGCAAATGCGGATACTGAAGCGTCTTTTGACGAAGGCGTGCTTACAATTACGCTTGGAACAGGCGCAGGAGCCAAAGCAACCGCAACAATCGGAACCGTAGGTACAAACGGTATAGTCATTCTTGCGAAAGAAGTTGGCGAACTTGAAGGTTATTCGATTGATATGCAAATTCAATCGGGCAACAACCTTCCTCTGGCCGTCGGGATGAACCCCGATACCGGATTAATTACTATATCGCTGGGAACGGACGAAAACGGAGACCCCGACGATACCGAAAACACAGTTGCAAACATTGTAAATGCACTTAATGAAAATATATACTTCAAAGCATTATTTACAGCAGCGTCTAACTATGGAGCCGGTGTGCATGATGCGGTCATTGCGCCTGTTAGTATTGAGGGCGGAGCATATCCAGTTGTTGATGCGACGGCGGCAGAAGTTAAAGCTGCCATTGAAGCAATCGAGGGCGCGCCGTTCACTGTTGTAGATGATACAGCTGGAGTTATGGCTGTTTTAGAAAGCCAGGTATTGTTTAGCGGCGGCGTGGATGAGGTAAAACCAGCGATTAAATCAGAATATTTCGTAATTTAGGCGGTGATGTTAATGGCTTTACTTGATGAAGTAAAAAATTATTTGGACATAACGTGGGACGATAATGAGACAGATTTGAAACTTAACGGAATGATTGAACGTGGAAAAAAGTATTTAAATAGAGTTGCAGGTAAAGAATTAGATTTTGAGACAGAGGACAAACCTAAAGAACTGTTGTTTGATTATTGCCGGTATGTAAGAAGTAATGCTCTTGAAATGTTCCAGCAAAATTACTTACACGAACTGCTATCTTTACAGATAGAATCGGAGGTGGATGCCTATGAAGCCGAAAACCCTGACACAGACGTTTAATGACGGCACAGTAGACGTTTACAGTGTTGGCAATATAGCCGAAGCAGGCAACATGCCGAAAGACGGACTGACTATTAAGATTTCTAATTTGAGGTATGAAGAGCGCACAGTAGGCATGAGTAGATTTTGGACAGCTAAGCAGGAGCAAGCACAAATTGAGCAATTGATAAGAGCACCAAGAGTTAATTCTATAACTACTCACGATGTGGCTATTTTGGAAGGGCAACAATATGACATTGTACAGCTGCAGTACATTCAAGATATAGAACCGCCTTGCATGGATTTGTCATTAGAACGTCTGGAGGTGGCCTATGAAGTTAAGTGATTTAAGAGATGCCTTGCTTGAAGTTATTCCGGATGTTTTTCATTACGAGGCTAAGGGCAAGCCGGACAAATATATTGTTTGGGCGGAGGATAATGAAGCAAGCTCCTTAAATGCCGATAATAAAAAAGATGAACAGGTTATTGAAGGAACTATTGATTATTTTACCAAAACCGAATATGACGATAATGTTGTTTTAATTCAGCAAAAATTAAATTCTATTGATGTGTCTTGGAGACTAAGCTCTATTCAACACGAGCAAGATACCGGATACATTCATTATGAGTGGATTTTTGAATTAATAGGGGAGTTGATTTAATGGCTAAGATGACTATTAAAGGCACAGACCAACTGGAATTACAGTTGTCAAAGCTTGGAAACATGTCAACGAAAATTGCAAAGGATGTTGTTATGGCAGGGGCGCAGCCGGTTGCGGATGAGATAAGAAGCGCATTAAGAAGTCTACCGGTTGACAGTTTAAGACCTTTAAAAGACGGAGACGAATTTAATGTTGTAACTTCCGGAGGACTTAAAGATTTGGATGACAGCTTAGGAATTACACCGCCTGATGTTGATTCTGGAGGCAATATAAACACTAAAATAGGATTTGACGGTTACGGAAGTTATCCTTCAAAAAAATATCCAAAAGGATTACCTAATCAGTTGCTTGCAAGGGCTATTGAAAGCGGTTCAAGTGTTAGAAAAAAGAACCCATTTATAAGAAAAGCGGTTAATCGCAGCAAGAAAAGGGCATTAGAAGAAATGCAAAAGAAATTTGATGAAAAAATAGAATTAATTATAGAATAGGAGAGGATGAAAGATGAAAAAAATCGGCTTAAAATACCCTGTGGCTGCAATTTACAATGATAGCACAGGAGCACCAGTATATTCTGATGGATTTGTTATTGCAAAAGCAATGAGCGCTGGCATTCAAATAAACAAAAACAATGTAAAATTATTTGCTGATGATGACATCGATGAAGTAGACCAAAGTTTTATTGACGGCACCATTACGCTTGGACTTAATGAATTACCATTAGAATCGCAAGCTATCATGTTGGGACATACCATCGGTGCCGGCGGTGAGATGGTTGCAAATAAAAATGATATTGCACCTTATATGGGGAATGGCTTTTATGGAAGAATCAAAAGGAACGGTCTAAACAAGTGGAGAGCTGTCTGGCTGCATAAAGTACAATTTGGCGAACCTAACGATGAAACAGAGACACAAGGCGAAAGCGTTGTATTTCAAACACCTAAAATCGAAGGCGTTATAATGAAAGACGTTAACGGCGACTGGAAAAGCGAAAACGTATTTGATACCGAGGCCGAAGCAAAAACATGGCTTGACACTAAAGCAAGCGTATCGACCACAGCTTCAGGTGGATTGACAGGCTTAGTATTAACAGGTACAGGAGGCACATTGTCACCGGCGTTCTCTGCTGGAGAAACTTTATATACTTTTGGCGGCGTAAGTGCAGCAAGTATAACTGTTAAAGCAACAGCAGCAAACCATACGCTTAAACTATATGTTGATGATGTATTCACGGAAAACTTAACAACTAACGTTGCATCAGCAGCTATTCCATTGGATGTTGGAAGTCATAAAATCAAGGTATATGCACAAGAAGGAATTAAGACACCACAAATCACAGAAATTACTGTTGTTAAGACAACATAAGGGCGGAGCAATCTGCCCTTTTTTAAGGAGGAATCATGTTAGATATAGTTAAACATATTGAAATAGACGGAACAGAATACCCTATAGCTTATACATTTAATGTTATGGAAGCTATACAGGACAAATACGATACCATTGAAAATTGGGGAAATGCCCTGCAGCCGCCGAAAGGTGTAGAACCTAAAATAAAGGACATCAAATGGACGTTTACCCAATTTATTAACGAAGGCATTGACATAGAAAATGAAAATAAAGGAGAAAAAAGACCTTTTGTAACTGAAAAACAAGTTGGTAGACTAATATCCATGGTTGGAATGGACAAGGTCAATTTACAGCTAATGTCAGTAACCGCAGAAAGTACAAAGATACCTGGCAATGAAGGGAATGACGAGATAAAAAACGAGATGACCACGCAGAAGGTGACGGATTAATAAATTTTGCGTGGTTTTTATTTACAGGAATAAAAATGGGATTTACAGAAAAGCAAGTTGGAAGAATGACGGTAACAAAGTTTATTAAACTTTATCAAGTATATAAAGATACTTTTGATTTAGAAAATAGACTGAAAAACAACAACATGACTTACAGAGAAATTGAGTATGAGCCAACATTGGATGATGTTTTGTAAAAGGCAGGTGATAACATGGCAAGTAATATTGGTGCAAAAATTGAATTACAAGGTGAAGCCCAATTTAGGAAAGCTGTAACTGAAATAAATACTAATTTGCGAACATTGGGAACTGAAATGCTTAAGGTCAAATCAGAGTTTGATAAAAACGATAAGAGTATTGAATCTTATACTAAAAAGAATGAGGTTCTCACCAAGCAGATTGGGGAACAGAAAAACAAAATTGAAGCGTTAGAAAAAGGACTAAAAATATCAGCAGAAAAATATGGCGAAAATGCTGCGCAGACGCAAAAATGGCAGCAAGACTTAAACCGTGCTACAGCTGACCTTAACAAAATGGAACGTGAATTATCAGATAACACTAAAGCAATGGATGAGCTTGGCAAAGAGACTGAGGACACAGGTAAATCGGTTGACGGCACTGGAGGTAAGTTCGAAAAATTCGGAGGAGTTTTAAAAGGTGTGGCGGTAGCGGCAGGGGCAGCGGCAGTAGCAGCGGGAGCGGCGGCAGTAAAATTAGCCAAAGATGTTGTTGCCGGCTATGCGGAGTACGAGCAGTTAGTTGGAGGAGTTGATACTCTTTTTGGTGAATCCTCTTTACAACTACAAGAATACGCAAACAATGCCTACAAGACAGCAGGACTTTCCGCAAATGCCTACATGGAAACTGTTACAGGTTTTTCAGCAAGCTTGATACAATCTTTGGGCGGAGATACCGAAGAAGCTGTTAAGTACGCAGATATGGTTATGACGGATATGTCTGATAATGCTAATAAGATGGGCACAAATATAGAATCTGTTCAAAACGCTTATTCTGGGTTTGCCAAGGGTAATTTCACAATGCTGGATAATTTGAAACTTGGATACGGCGGGACTAAGGCAGAAATGGAAAGGCTCCTGGAGGAAGCGGAAAAGATTTCCGGATTTAAATATGATGTATCTTCTTATGCAGATATAGTTGATGCAATTCATGTAGTTCAAACGGAAATGGGAATTACAGGCACTACAGCACTTGAAGCAAGCGATACAATATCTGGCTCAGTAAATGCTATGAGTTCAGCCTGGGAAAATTGGTTAGTAGGGCTTGGAAATTCTAATGCAGATATGACAGTTCTTACGCAAAATCTTGTTGAAGGATTTCAGAATGTGTTAGAAAATCTAATGCCGGTAATAGGAAATATTGCCGAAGCATTGCCAGGAGCGTTTAATGCTATATTACCAGCTATTAGCGATATATTTCCCGATTTATTAGTAGTTGTAGCCGGACTATTTAATCAAGTCTTAGAGTCGTTATTAAAAATGTTACCTGAACTTATTCCGGTTGCAGTCGATGCAGTTTTAATGATTGCGAATACTTTAATAGATAACTTACCATTAATTATAGACAGTGCATTTAAATTGATTGAAGGTTTAGCAGGCGGAATAACTGATTCTTTACCGACGTTAATTCCCGCAATTATAGAAATAATAACTTTAATAGTTACAGAATTGATAACAAGAATTCCTGACGTAATAAAATTCATACCTGAACTTTTTACAGCCTTAGTTACTGCGGTAACAGAAACAGACTGGGCGCAGATGGGAAAGGATATTGTTGAAGGACTATGGAACGGTATTAATTCATTAGCCGATTGGATTCGTGAAAAAGTTACAGGTTTTGTAGAAGGAATCGGGGATACAATTAAAAATTTCTTTGGTATTGAATCGCCATCAACATTAATGGCTGAATACGGTCGTTATATTGACGAAGGTCTTGCAAAAGGAATTGATGATAATGCAAGTAAACCTATATCATCAGCAGATACCATGGCTACTACAATCGGTTCAGCAATGCAAAAAATCAGCGGATTTGTAGAGAGTACTGTTAGTGTTATACAAAAGGAATTCAAGCTCTGGAAACTACAAAACGAAGATTTAGAGGGAAGTTCTCAAGAATTAGAATTACAACTTGAAGCACAGAAAAAAGAGCATGAATTGCTGACAGAACAAATTCAAATTGCCGAGCAAGCACTTAAAGACATAATTACACAATATGGCGAAAGCTCAACCGAAGCCTTGAAATATAAAAATGAATTATTAGATTTACAAATACAACAAGCGAGACTGACAAAAGAAGTTGACAAAACAACAGAAGCACTAAGTGGCATGGCAAAAATCCAAGAAAGAATTGCTGCGTACGATAAAAAGAATTACGGTTCTTCTGGTAGCGGCGGTGGTGGAACAAGTAACAAAAAAAAGAACGATGATGCAATACTGGAGGTTGCGGGGGATGAGGTATCAGAAATTGCAAAAAGAAATGATGTTGACATAGGCGTTGCGATAGAAATGTGGCGGCAAAACGAGGCTGACAAATTAGCAGGCAAAATTCCCAGATATTTTAACGGAACAAATAATTATCCTGGTGGTTGGGGATGGATGAACGAATTAGGACCGGAACTTGTAAAGTTGCCTAAGGGTAGTCAAATAATACCGCATAAGGAATCAAAAGAAATGTTAAGTGGCGGAGATACTTTCCACGTCACAATAGACGCAAAAAATATCAAAGATTTTACCGACGTAGTAAGAGTATTTACAGGCATTAAGCAGACAGCAAGGCAGGGGGTGTGATGGATGGCTAAATATTTTTATAATAAATATACTTACGATATGTTTTGGAATACATCTCCGAATAGCCCTAATGCATATTCTGACAGAAAAATCAATGTATTAAGGTCAAGTAGCTCAACATGGAACACCACTATAAATGGCAATTTATTACAAGGGGATATAGGGAAAGTTATAAATGTAATAGGCACAATGTATCTTGCGGAAGGTAAGAGCCCAGAGT